ATAAGCAATAAACTCGTCTTTATTTGTTAGCGTCAATACGTCTGGCAATACGCACCAGTCTGTTTCAGCCAATAGGTCAGAAGCCTTTTTCTTGTTATCTTCTACCTTTTTAGCGTTTACAGCATCAATAGCTTCTTGATCCATATCTGTAACAATGTATTTTGTGTACCAATTGCCATCAACTTGCTCTACGCCATCACGGCTAACAACTTGATATTCTGTGGCTGTTGGAGTTGGGCCATCAAATACAACGTCTGACTCTAATTCGTTAAGAATCTCAGTTGTAGTTAAACCCCATGTTGGGCCATTATTAGCTTTTTGATAAGCACGAAACTCATCTTCAAGCATTGTTTGACCGTTTGAACGTAATCTGATTTCCATGATTTTCCTTTTTTAAGTCTAGGCCACAGCCAAATAAATATAACTTGCACCGTTCACATTGACTGTGGCTGATGCGTTTGTGTCTAATGTAAAACCTGTAGATGCAGCGTAGCAACCATTATTACCTGTTACTTCAGCAGCAGTTGAGTTTAGTCGTAGATATGGGCTAGATGAGCTTGTAAAGCCACGAGCAGAGTCAAATACATACCAATTACCTGTGCTATCAGTACGCTTAATTAGCACATATCTTGCGCCACTTGCGCCAAATCCTGCGTTAATTGTCTGAGTAACTGTGCCTGTACCTGTGTATGAACCTACTTTAGATACTCCTGCTACTGTTGCAAATAGATAAGCCACATAAGTAGAACCTGAACCATTTACTGATATAGCATCACCCAAACTAAATGTTGTTGATGTCATGCTTGGAGTTCCTGTTGTAGTACTGCCCCAATATTTATCTCCACTACCTGACCAAGTTCCTGCGGTATTTAATGATATTTGATATTGATTTTGCTGAGGGGTTGAATAAGAATTCCAAGTAATCCAATCTACTGCAGTTGACCTAGATTTTACAATTACAAGCTCAGGAGCAACACTAAGATTATGGTTTACAGTTCTAGCGCTTCCTGTTCCTGTATAGCAAACCTCATCAAAGAAGCCTGGTGCTCTTTTTAAAAAGTAATTTACAAAACTAGCCCCACTACCATTTAACAAACCAGAACCATTAAATGTCACACCAGTCATTATTGTATTTAAAGAAAACGATGTTCCACTTAATTCGCTACTAGTATCATTAGAAAATAATTCTAAATTTGTTCCTCTTAATCTATCAGTAAAACAAAAATCAGCAGACCAAGTATCATTTCTATCTTTACCAATATAAAGGTCAGGAGCAAAACCAGCAGTAACTGTTGCTGTGCCGCCATTCCCTGTTCTAGCAACAGGACTAAACACCTCTGTCCCAGTTGTAGGCGGTTTCATTGGTCTACGAATGGCGATGTAAATCCAAGTATCTCCACTATTACTTCCTAGTATGGAAAATCCTGTAGCAGTTGGATACCATAAACCAATATTTGGACCCATTTCAGCATTGCTTTTATTTGCATATAAATATTGAGCTGATGTGACAGAATCTCCTCGCATTACATCTACCATAAACCAATCATTAACACTTGTAGCTGGTTTTGCAAGAATCCATTGTGGTTCATACCCAAGATTTACGCTGATAGTTCCTGTTGTATTATCAACATAACTTCCACAACTAATAACATTATCTGTGCCTGCTGTTCCAAATCCACCTGCATCATGGGCGAATAGGTAGGCTACATAGGTAACACCGGATGCATTAACACCTGCTCCGCCACCTAAACTAAAAACAGTAGAAGTTGGTGCTGTGTTTGCCCAACCAGAGTAACTTCCAACAGACGCAGCTGTTGTATTTAAAACAATGTAAGAAGATGCTCCTAAAGACCTGTGATAGCAAATCCATTCACCTGTATCGTTGGTAGGTTTTACTATAATCATCCCCGGCTCACTGACAAGGTTATGAGCAATAGTACGATTAGCTCCATTACCAGTATAAGTAACTACATCAAAGAACTTAGGCTGTTTACGGAATGTCCATGAGGCAAAAGTGCAAGAGCTTTCAGCTTGTTCAGCATAGTTTGAAGTGGTAAATCCGTTGGTATTAAATACCATTGGAGATAAACCATTGCCACTAAAACTTATTTGAGCAGCTGTTTGGTTACTTCTTAACCAGTAATCTACTCCTCTTGCAGAATCAACAAGACTATGATTTGTTGCATCTGGCGCTCGTTTCTTAATCCAAACCAAACCACCTTCAGTAGCTAAATCTATACCATTGGTAATAGTCTGTGTAGAGCCTGTACCTGTATACAAATAGGTAGAGAATACATCGTCAATATAATTGACCTCACCACTTGACTGAGCAAACTCGCCAAATCCTTGACTAGAAGCACTACCTTTAGTTTTTACGACTGGCATAGTTATCCTTAAGCAAACTTAGTTTGACTAGCTAATACTGTGAATGTGGCAGAACCTGTTTTGATAATTGTATAAACATAAGCATCAATGCCTGAAGCATTACCTGCTGACCATGCTGTTCCGCCTTGGTATTTAGGGGTTACGCTTGTACCGTCAATAGTTACAGCGTTATTGTAATAAGCTGTTGATCCTTGAGTTACCAAAAAAGCTACTGTCAAAGACTGACCTGTAGACATGGCTGTGTTTAAGCTTGTACCGCTAGAAGCACGGAAGTTTACAGTCCAGTTAGCAGAAGCATTGCTTGTGTAGTAAAGAACAGACTGAGTTGTTACGTCATAGTTAATTGTGCCTGTTGCAGCTGTTGCTGAAACCGTAGCTACTTCACCGATGTTAGTAGTTACTGCGCCTAATTTAGCTGATGTACCTGAGAATGTCTGAGTGCCTGTCCATGTGTTATCAGAAGATGTGCTAATAGCAGCACCAGTATCTACCAATAGAACAGGTGTAGATGAGGCATTACCAATCCACATCTTTTGGTCAGTAATATTAACCGCTAATTCGCCTTGAACCAAGCTTGATGGTGTAGACGATGCTGTTACGCTGTTTTTTGTCTTAATAATTGTTGCCATGATTTAATCCTTAGAAAGTTCCACCATCAAGAGTTCCACTTATTTTACTACCTGCAAGGCTAGTTATCCAAGTAGGATCGGCATAACTTCCTGTTGTATAAACCCCATTTGTAACCGTTCCAGCATTACCGCCAATAGATAAACTAGATGCTGTTCCTGTTAAACCTGTTCCTGCACCGCTAAATTGCGTATTAGCTGTAATAGTAGTTCCTGTAATGGCTAAAGGCGTTGTTCCACCAATAACCATATTATTCATTGTGCCTGCTGAAGTAGGTGCAATTTCTAAAGAACCTGAACCTGTAGGTTTAATATGTACGTGGCCTGTTCCTGTAGGGCTAATGTCAATCTGAGCATTGCTACCATTTAAGTTGGTAGATACATCAATGCTGACGTTATTGCCACCGCCACCACCCCATTGGATTTGATTTGTTCCGCTTGCATTACGCAAAGCACCACCAGCAGAACTATTAGCATCAAAATATGGGCTGACTACCTTTGTAGAAGCAGTTAATTCTGTTACGCCTGCAACAACCCCTGTATCGCCTACAGTTACAACTGAGTTTTGCAACAACTTACCTGTTGTGCTATCAAATCGAGCAACCGCATTATCTGTTGAGCTTGCAGGGCCAACCACATCTCCTGCACCGTTGCTAGTCCATGTTGGGACTGCGCCTGGGCCTGCTGATGTTAATACTTGACCTGACGTTCCTGCATCAGTCGCTAAGGTTAATCCTGAGCCAATATCAAGAGTAGTTACTTTGGCAGAAGCAGCTGTTGTTGCGCCTAAGCTAGTGCCATTGACTGAACCACCTGTAATCGCTACAGAACTAGCGTTTTGCTCGGCCATCGTTCCCAAACCAGTTAAGGTATGGTCAGCGTTCCAATCGGATGGGCGAATTAAATCGGTATCTGACCCATCAGGAATCGTGCTTGTCTTACTGTGTTTGACGGTGATAGCCATTATCCGTTATTCCTAATAATAGTACCTGAAGAAATAGCCACAATATCGCCAGTCACAAAAGAAACTGTATTGAATATCATGTCTGCGTTTGATGTGCCTACTGATCCATCCATTACAACAGTTGTACCATCAGACTTAGTGATACGGAAGAATGTTGCTGTTCCTGTCGCTACGGCTGTTGTATTACCAATTGAGCTAACAGTAATCGTTCCGTTTGAATCTGTACCAAAGCTACCTGATACGTCTAAAGTAGCTAATAGTGTGTTTCCTGACAAAGCTGTGTTGGCGTTAGCAGGCTGAGTTCCTGTGTATAAATGAATCTTTGCGCCAGTTCCTGCATAAGTGATAAGCCCTTGTTGCTGGGCATCACGTGTTCCATTTGAATATTTAAGATTGCTCGCCATTATCTAACTCCTACGATTCTACCGTTTTCATCACGAACAACCTCTTTAGGTCTTGCTTGATGCTCGTGCATTGCTTGCAACTGTTGCATCAATTGAGCCAACATCTCTTGAGTCTGTTGATTGCTCATAGCCATGTTATCAAAAGCAGGTGTTAAAGGATGTGTTGCCATATCTGGGTATCCTGACGTGTCTTGTAAGATTTTAGCCGTACTCATTGCTTCATAATAAGCTTCTGAGCCATCGGTTATACCTTGTGAAATTCGAGCTGTTTCAATTTTAGTCGCATTATCTACGTATGCCAATAGTAAATCTTTGGACTTAGCGG